TCCTCCATAAGAGGGGTCTCACGGTCATCATCCACGTCGCTAACGTCGATGGTGTACGCAGGCAAGATCCAATCGCCTCGGGTTCTCCCCTTAAAGCGAAGTGGCTTCAATGCATACGTATCAAAAGAAGTCCCATACCAGCCGAGCTTGCGCGCTTTAAGAGACTGGTATCCATAATAGGCGCCGATGAGGTGCCCATCTCCGTAACCATCCGGCCCCCACTGAATAAGTGAAGGGTGGATGTATGAGAGCACAAAAGAAGCTAGGCGGTTTTGACCCCGTCTAACTAACCCATTGTGTATGGCAAAGAGGACTCGTCCGGATATCCCTTCATCTAGATATACGGGTCGAATGTCGAATCCCATCAGGTAGTCCGCACCACACGACTCACGAAAAACACCGGTTGCAAAGGTTTTACCCTTATTCGGGACAAAACCACATGCACCCAGGACTTTCGCAAGTAATGGATAGGCACCAACGGGTACTATGATATCATCGCCGTACACTGATACTTGATCAGTAGAAAGGCGGAGGACTTCACAGCACCCCCTCGCAAGAGCCAGGAAGATTAGGCTCTCAAGTTCGAACGTAAAGGCGTTACCCATACTCGAGAATTTCTCTTGACGGATAATTGTCTTACGGTAACGAACAGTCGAGGTCCGAAACTGGTTCAGAAAATCGAACCAATCTATCGGTAGGAGGTGAGACACGATTCCATAAGAAACCGTGTCAGATGCGGAACTCAGATCAACGGTCGCGAGACCGCCAGTCTGGCTTCCTTCTTTGGCCAACCCTTGATTACGGGATTGGTCTCGGAGGTTGCACCCAGTCAAGCGAAGACGTCTTTTGAGGTATTTACCTATCCCTTTTTGCACCAAGGTGTTTAGAAGGGGTTCGATAAGTATCGCGCGATCCGTCTTAGCTGACTTAGGGACAAACGTGAGCTTTCCTGGAGATATACCAACATCTGGTATACGCATCTCCCAGTCCGTATGATTTAGGACCAATAAGGGAAATTCGGAGAGAACGTCGTTCTTAACTCCGATCATGTTTGAACTACACTGTAGCGGTGCGCCTAATTTCCAGCGCGCACTCGTGTGCCTGCTACAGCTTGTATTGCTACCAGGACCGAACGAGCACTTCAGATCAGAGAGTTTCGGGACTTCCCCTAGAATATCGGCAATTTTCCGCTGAGCTGTAAATAAAACAGACTCAACGATGGGTTCAAATGAAAAGGACCCATACCGATGTTTTAGGAAGATGTCATTCGACTCTTTGTTTAAAGTCTCGCAGGCCATGAACTTATCATAACTGACCTTACAGCGATCAATGCCTAAGTCGAGTATAGGGTTTTTGCTATAAAATGCAAGCCCTTGTCTAACGAAGGCGTAATCCTGCACGATCAGTGGAACCTCGAGCGGCCTTAAGGGGCCACAGAAAGGTTCAACTTCGTAAGGTAAGTCATACGCTACAAGTTCACTGTACTTTTTCTCTCTCACGAGAGTTCCTAAGTGTTTAAACTTAGGGCCAGCTAACTTGAAGCACTGGATAGCAATAGCGTCGATGATCTTCATAGATTCTTCGACAGAAGCTTCCCAGGTCCAGTTACTATCGCAGTAAACCATGGTACCTCCAGTGAGTTAAATGCTGCTACTTTTATCAACGTAGGTATAACT